GGAACTTAAGACCCTCCTTGCAGACAAGAATCACTACTTTGACTAGGATATTGACTAGTGACTCCAATAGCTTATCTATAACAGCTATCAAGTCTCAAGTCAATAAAATCCTTGTCAAAATGTTAAGTCTTAAGCAATTGACTGGGAGAAATATGCATCATTCTTTTGATATTCAGTTAGCGGCCTTATACGGAGTCGAAGAGGCAATACTCATCCATCATTTTCAATATTGGATCAACTTTAACTACCGAACGAAAAGGAATTTTCGAGAAGGTAAGTACTGGACTTATCAGACAGTCAAAGAAATATCGGCTCACTTCCCATACATGACGGAAAAATCTGTCAGAAGATCCATAGACTCTCTAGTTGAGAAGAAGGTTTTGATCAAAGGAAATTTCAACAAAAGCTCATGGGATCGAACTACATGGTTTAGTCTCACTGACGATTCTTTTCTTTCTGGGTCTCAACAAGACATCCCTGATCAGACAAAATATTGGGATGAAGTTCAAGAGTGGGAGTCTCAAAAGGGCAAATCCATTTGCCCAAAAGGGCAAATGGAAAAGCGCAAAAGGGCAAATGAATTTGCGCAAAAGGGCACACCAATACCAGATGCTCTAAACACATACTTAAAAAAAGATAACAACAATGTCCCCCCCGCCCCTAAAGGGGAGCATCGGGACGCTAACGCGCCCGATAATCCAGTCAGCTTTTCATCTGGCGATGAAGGGGAAGAAGAGGAAGATTTTGAAGGATTGATTCTAAGGCCTCAAAAATCGAATCAAAACTTAGATGGCTACTCCGAGTCTACCAAGTCTAGTAAACAGCCTCTAAAGCCAAAAGAAAACAGTTCTGTGGGGTTATCGCTCGCGTCATCCCTCCTCGCCCGCATCTTGGCCGTCCATCCTAAGTTGAAACCCCCCAAACTTGAGAGCTGGGCGCGCGAGATCGACCTCATGATATCAATAGACAAACGAGAAGCCTTGGATATCGCAGCATTGATTGACTACATCTTTGACCAAGACGCTTTCTGGGTGAATCAGGTTCGTTCCACGGACAGCCTGCGCCGCAACTTCGACAAAATATGGGCCAAAATGCATCCCGCGTCCAACCGTGGCGCATTAATCCAGAAAAACAGATCCATAGCCCACGAGGCCGTGTCCTGCATGAAAATGACTGAGACCGGAAAAACCATGCGGATCACCAATGACTATCTACTAAACATCAAAACGATGGATCAAATACCTTTTGACATAGACTATATCGAATTCAAGGCCAGAATGTGCGCCTCTTTCGGTCTAAAGGAGTATTGATACGGCATGGATCAAAAGGAGGTTCAAAGTTTAACAGCCACCGATCCCTTTCTTTAACGTATTGGAAGAGGGAATTGGGAAAAATCTTTGATTCTAAAAAAAATCTTGATATACTCGCCTTTAAAAGTTAGGTGATTATGCAAGAATTGCCAACATCTTTGAGTTTCCATCACGAAGAATCCGTACTTGATGAAAAAGAAAATACCACTGAAAAAGGGTCTGATTTCTGCGAGGTCGCTATCACTCTGAAAAGCGAAGATCAAAAGCTTGTGTGCAGATATCCTGAGTATCGACTCCTTTCGTGCTCAAAAGACTGCCCCGTCTTGCAAGAACTCGTCTCAAAGTCAATAAAAGCCTTTGCAGGAACTCCTCAGGACATTAGTATAAAAATTAAAGTAGAGTGGTGATCAATGGCCTATCACGCAAAAGCGTTCTCACAGCAAAGCATCGCGATGATCACAAAGGACATCGACGACTTTCTAGTCGCCAATCCTACTTTTGTCCCCATCTCCGTCAGCAATACGCTTGAGGGAGCTGGATACTATGCAATACTTGTATATAGCACCCCGTGAATACTCCCTCAGGATAAGTTATAATGCCAGCTCCAAAAGGTCATCCTTGCTACTTCAAAAATAATGGACGCCCACCGAAGTACGATTTAGAAAAAGAAGCTGCAGATTTGTTAGAATGGTCCCTAAAGCCAGATTCTACTGCAATCTATGAATTCGCTTATAATAAAGAATACTTAGTAGCTCAGTTCGATGAATTCTGTGATAGAAGTGAAACCTTCTCTAAAGCTTACAAAAAGGCTAAAGAAAGAGTTGCAAAGAATAGAGCTGATAAGTGTAGTAAAAATGAGATGAATTATGGAGTTTGGGCAAAAAGCGCTGCGATTTATGACCACCTCCTAAGACAGCACAATCGAGAAGAAGTCGAGCACAAGATCGATTACGAAGTGATGAAGAAATTGCCAAACTCTACTCCACAGAATGAAGCTGTGGTTGCTTTAGTGGAGAAGCTTGCTGAGGAAAACGCTGTCCTAAGAAAAGAACTCAGAGAAATGAAAGAAAAAAGTGTTCAGTGAAAAGCAGATCTTGAGCATTCATGAATCAACCAGGCGTCTGAATATTTGGGTAGGCGCCATACGGTCAGGAAAAACATACGCCTCCATCTGGAGGTTCGTTAAATTTCTTCGCAATGGTCCTCCTGGCGATGTGATGATAGTGGGTGTGAACCGAACCACAATCCAACGAAACGTCCTAAATGACTTGTATAATATCGTAGGTGGAAATCCACCCACCTCTAAATCCACAGAAACGCAACTGTACGGAAGAAATGTCTACTTTGTAGGTGCTCATGATGAAAGCTCAGTTCGTGCCATTCAGGGAGCTACTCTAGCATGCGCATATGTAGATGAGGTGACATGCATCCCTGCTCCATGTTGGAAGATGCTTACCGGAAGGCTAAGCGTCAAAGGAGCGCAGCTCTTTGCTACTTGCAACCCCGAAGGCCCATCACATTGGCTTAAAAAAGACTACATCGACCGATCTAGCGATCTCGACATGGCCGTATTTAACTTCACTCTCGATGACAATCCATCTCTAGACGAATCCTACAAAGAAGCCATTAAAAAAGAATACACAGGCGTTTGGTATCAAAGATTCATCGAGGGAAAGTGGGCATTTGCACATGGGCTGATTTACGATTCATTCGATTATACCAACCTTGTCGATGAACCTAAAAATAATGCGACCTATTACATAGCAGCGGCAGATTTTGGTATATCAAACGCCACCGCATGTGTAGTCGCTGCGGTCAATCCGAAAGTATGGCCCCAAATCACTATCGTTGATGAGTACTATTATGACAGTATTCAAAGAGGCCGTTCCCAAACCGATGCAGAGCTTGCTGATGATGTATATAAGATGCTTCGCTACCGAGGGATTCGAGCGATATACATAGACCCTAGCGCGGCAGGTTTTAAGATGGAGCTTCGCAATAGGAATCTTCCTGTTCTAGACGCTAGTAATGACGTTCTTGAAGGCATTCGATGTGTTTCTAAACTCATCTCTCAAAAAAACCTAGTGATCATGAAAAGTTGCAGAAATCTTATAGACTGTATTCAAAGCTATGTGTGGGATCATAAGGCGGCCGATAAGGGGATAGACAAACCTCTGAAGAAGTTCGATCACCTGGCGGATAGTCTCCGGTATCTGTGTTTTTCTGCATTCCCACGCGGCATCGCAGGACATGCTGATGACCATCGATCTATAGACTCCATCCGAGAAGAGATATACGGAGAGGCTCCATTCTTCGCCGGCGGTTATTAACCTGTAGTCAAAAAAATATTAATAGCAAACGGAATTTGTGCTAACGTCCTATTAATATCAGGATCACGCAGAAAGAATCCTACGAGGTGCACCATCGGATCATACGGAAATTCATACAGCTCTTCCAATTACCTGGATCCAACGGATTCAAAAGGAATGCACATACGCCAGCGCATGGATGCTTTCTATCAGGCTACCTATACTCCAAGCGCAGCGTTCCAGCAGCAAGCGAACATCGATAAGCGCTTCAAGGCAGGAGATCAGAATCTGCAGTCTTTCTGGTATGCCTCTGGATCTTACTATAATCAGAGGCGCTACTTTTTCAACCTTCTTCGTCGTCAATCCAACATGATCTGTGGTTTCCAGCGTAGAAACCGAAAATCCACGGTCACTCTTCCTTTTCAGGAAAATAGCGACGACCTTTGCGATGACTATAACAAAGTTCTCCGATGGTGTGAGGATCGTGACGGATTTCAGGAGTATTTTTCCCAATCATTCGAGAACTCTACTGACGTAGGCATTAACCTACTTCACCTTTACCCCGACTATACCTTAGATCCTGTATCAGGAGATTTATTCACCGATAGCGTCTCATTTCAGAACTTCATCATCGATCCATACTTTAGAAAAATGGATCTATCGGACTGCAATGGAATTTGGCGTAGACGATGGGTGTCAAAGCAAGAAGCGATGAATCTAGCCCCTGAATATAAAGACCAAATAAATAAGATGCGAGCTACCGGACTTAAAGACGGTCGATTTCCTCTTCAAGCAGAGCTCATCAATCTCGATACTAACAATCTGTTCACGTGGGACGAATTTTACTACAAAGACACACGTGAAGCGAACGTTATACTAGATCCTATCACTGAAGAATCGGCTATTTTCGATGCAGATGACGATGAGATAAAAGAGATCCTCAATGAGCAGCCATGGCTTCAGGTGACTAAACAGCAAATCCCAACTGTGCGTATGGCCATTTCTGTGTGTTCTCAGACGATTTACGACGGACCCAATCTTCTAGGCATAGATAGGTACCCTTTTGTCCCCACCCTTTGTTACCACGAACCAGATCTTCAATCGTATGCATGGCGCATCCAGGGCATCATCAGGGGTGCTAGAGACGCGCAGCATCTATACAATATCCGAAAGGTCATAGAACTCGATCTTCTCCAATCTCAGGTTCAAAACGCGTGGGTATATCCGGTCGATGCAGTAGTAGACGCAAAAGCATTCCGTCAAACCGATAACGGATGTGTCATCCCACTAAAAGCAGGCTTTACCCCTGAATCCGTCAAAAGGCTCGATCCACAAGCAATCCCTGAATCAGTCATAGGCTTATCTATGGCCCTATCAGAAGACATTACTCGCATCGTAGGAACCAACGATGAGCTCCTAGGATCTGCAACTGACGACAAAGCCGGTATCTTATCGATGCTTAGGCAGGGAGCAGGACTTACCACTCTTCAAGGCATCTTCGATAAGGCCGATTACTCTCAGAGGCTATATGGCCAGATACGATTAGAAGCTATCATAAAAAACTTCTCAAAACAAAAGGTTCGTCAAATACTCGGTCGAGAGCCTAATGAACGATTCTTCACGGCGTCTTCCCTTAAATACGCCATCCAGGTTGAAGAAGGGAACTATAGCTCGACGCAGCGTCAGACGGAGCTTCAGCAGTTGATCAGTTTCAAACAAATGGGTATGCCAATCCCCGATACATCCATCATGAGAGCCGCCTTCATCACCAACAAGAAGCAGATATCCATGGATATGGAGAAAGCACAGCAACAGCAGATGCAGCAGCAGCAAGCACAAATGGAGCAACAGGCTAAATCAGAGAATGCCAAGACTATGCAGGCTTATGCTAAGTCCCGCGTTGATCTAGCCCACGAAAAAGAGCTTTTAGCTAAATCGGAAGAGCTTGAATCCATGAAGGACCACAATGAGATGAAGTCCACGATGGATCTGGTTCGTACCATGATCGAACTCGAGAATCTAGATATGGATCAGGTTCGTCGATCGTTTGAGATGGCGCAGGCTCTCAAGCAAGCGCAGAAAGCAGAAAATGTCGTATGAGTTCTCTTTGAGCATCGTGAAAATGACAAATGTCATTCTTGTGATGCTGCTCTAATATTCCACGTAGATTCACTTTTTCTGTCGCCTTTGCATAAAAAAATATTTATGATACGTTGAAGTCAACGCAACCATGGTACCAATATGGGAATCAATCCAAAAATGAAAGGCTTCCCTTTCAAAAAAGATCAATCCGAAAAGAAACAACGAGAAGCATCTCCTTCTAACCTAAAATATTCCCCTTCCGAAATGCGAGAAGGCGAGGAATATGATGCTCGATCAGAAGCGCTAGCTGCATACGTTCGAAAAAACAAGGCAAAGTGATGTCAAAAGACAAAGTTAGTCTTTCTTCACAGCATTGGGAAATGAAGTACCATCCTACGGTTAAAAAGGACTCTAAAAAAGCCGTAGGTGAGCAGTTCTCCCCAAAAAAGGGGAAAGATCGGCTTGTGACGTACGAGAAAACCAATGAGTGTGATCACTAAACCTGAAGAGAGAAAGACCGCTGGCGAATTAGCCAACGAAGCTCTCAAGGACACTTCTACATACCATTCAATGGACGTTGCAAATGCGCTTTGCAACGACATCTTAAGGGAAATATGGAAGTGCATCGATGCGCATTACAACGTCATCGATGAGCCAGAATTTTTCATTGTTGTAGTGCTTGCCAACGATTGCCTCATCAAGAATCTGAAGCGACGCAAATTCTACGCGTGGCCATATCTTCCTAAGCCAAGACCTAATCAGTCTGTGTTCCTTTATCGCAAGAAAGATGACGATATTCAAAGGCTGTGGGTGCTTCCTGAGGCAGCGACGATGGCAAACCTTTCAGAGATGCACCAAGTCCCTGAAAAGTGGGCTACCATGAAGCTGTGGAGCGATGCTTTCTTTAAGGGCACATTCTGGCACACCATCCGAAATCAACATGGTATCAATCACCTATCCGAGCATGAGTATCTAAAACTGCACAGGGAAGAACTCATTCAGGCGGGATGCAAGGAGCCCACGTTCGACATCATTGATCCCTTCGACTTTGGAAAGGCTTTTGGAATGGAAGTCGTAAATCCTTTCAAAGCCGAGATTCCTAAGCTTTCTGCTCAAGGAAGAAGAAAGGCAAAGTGAAGAGATCGGCAAGTCCCCAGCCATTATCATGAGAGATTTGTTGTAAGACTCAAATTGTTTTTTGATATTTTCGATATTTTCATTAATATGTTTCTTAAAAACTTCAGGATCAACGGACATGAACTCACCAACAGATCAAGTTGCTACAAAAGAAGTAACACAATCCACAGTTGCAGTGCAACAAACAGAAGCAGAACCTCAAAATCCTGCTGAGGTCAATTGGAAGAATTTCCGGGAAGCTAGGAAAAGAGAACGAGAAGAAAAGCTCCAATTAGAGAGAAAAACTCAAGAGCAAGAAAGTCAGATGGCAGCCATGAAGGCAGCTATGGAGTCTATGATAAAGCCGCAAACAGAGTCTGTGGAATTATCCGATGATGATATCCTAAACCAGAAGGTAGCAAAGGCTCTTCAAGCAGAAAGAGACCGATTCACAACAGAGCAAAGACTGAAAGAACAACAAGAGTTACCCTACAAGATTCGCTCAGTGTTCCCCGACTTTGAGCAGGTATGTTCTCAAGAGAACATGGATTACCTAGATTACCACTATCCCGAGGTTTCTAAAGCGCTTGAATCAATGCCAGATGGGTTTGAAAAGTACGCGACCATCTACAAAGCAGCCAAGCGATTCTTACCCAATACAAACGCTCAGAAAGAAGTGGATAAAGCTAAAGCTAATCTATCAAAGCCTCAGTCTATATCAAAGGTAGGATCAGACGCTTCTATCACTGAAGACTCAAGACGTTATCTAGACGATAAGAGAAGGTCTGACAACTGGTTGAGAATGCAGAAGATAATGCGAGGGTCTTGATTTTCTAGAAAGGCCACCAGACAACTTTTTTGCCATGATCTTCTACCCATTTAGCGTGCCTCTTCATGAAGTCGAGCTCTTCCCTCATTTCCTTGACTTGAGCTTCTAGTCTTTCGATATCGTCATGGTGGGAATAGGTTTTGTAAGATAATGAAGTGCATCCAGCTGCGACAGCTATTGCGATGCACAGGATGCATATTTCTGAAGGTTTCATCGACTCCTCATTTTGTTTAACCGTATATTCAGGCTTTCTATATCTTTGAGCAAATCATCAAGCTCATTTCTATGAGATTTTCGGTCATTGTTTGACTCCCCTCGATTCCATAGAAAAAGGGATATCATGACACCCACGATGGAAAACACTCCGAAACCGATTGCGATCACTATGCTTAGTACTTCTGTGTTTGTCATATACGTATTCTTTTTCGACTATATCATATCAAAAGCTTAGCTTTTTAAAAGCTAAAAGAAAATTTTGCTCAAAAACGCCTCCACATAGCAACGTGAGCGGGAAAGCATTTGGTTTTCCCATTCCAAATTAAATAAATTTTTTGTAAAATCAGCTTTGACAGTATCGCACCTCGTCAGTGCATCGGGCTGTGTGCCGCGTTTCGCCTAGCGGACAATTATATTACTAATCCTTATTGGATTATATTATGACAGCATCTACAGGGATTACCACGATAAGCAATCTAGCTCCAGAAATGCCTTTGCAAGCTAGTGAAGACTTATTGTCAACCCCAATGTTTAACCTCATTTTCTCCTTCGGTGCAGATCTGCACTTTGCGGAAGCCTATATGGGCCGCACAGTCCGTCTCAGCCGTTTTGAGAGATTGTCTACTGACGGCGGTCAGCTTGATGGTTCTGGTATTGATCCAGCACCTGAAGTTCCCGTTCGTTCAGATGTAGACGCAACTGTTGAGATCTATGGCAAAACCATAGTGACCAACGAGCAGGTTGCGCTCTTTGAAAATAGCAAAACGTTAACGAAGTTTACCGCTCTCCTTGGTCAGTGGCTGAGAGAGAAGGAAGACCTCTTAATGAGAGACCTTTACGCTAGCTCAGCGTCGTACATTAACTGTACGGGTGGAGTTAACGGTAGAATGATTGCCGTTATAAA